ACATCTGCTATACTCTTCTCAACCAACAAGCAGCAATCATCACCATCATCAATGATATCCCATTGCGTTGGACTAGCGCCGATCATCTGCATTGAATCAACAATCATCAGAATCATTAGTACGCAATTTCCTAACGCAGTATTCATGTCACCACTCATGCGACGTCCTATAGTCTTGTACTTCATCCCACTCTTTGTGAAACACGTATTGTGCAATTGCCACGACAATAACTTAGCTAAGTAAGGATCTTTAAAAACACGGTTATAAACTCGATGTTCCATTTTCAGCAAGTCAACACTACAATGACCATCAAACCGCGAACAGTCTAATGCCAGCTGAACTGGTTGCTTCATTCTATCCCACTTACTACGCAACAGGGTTGCCCGTTCGGTTTGATTCAAACCTTTGGCTATCACTCTACCCGAAGGTAAGTACTTGGCTAAAGGACCATCACCGTGCAACTCATATAAGTCATGCTCCATAGCTTTCAAATAATTGCCCAACTCAATGTTGTACCGCGCCCCACGAGCTTGAATCATACGCGGATCCTTATTAGGGTCCAGCACTCGCTCTAGCTTAACAAACGCAGAAATAACAGCATCCTTCTTCGACACAGGCATGCTCTCTAAAGACGTTTGCGCATAAGCATACCGTTGGCCCTTACGACCGGTAAACTTAGCAGCCCAATCCTCATAGCCCAAAGGGTGCCTACGTCCAAAGTAATCGCCCATTCGATCCGCCAGTTTTTTAAGCCGACGCATCGCATGCTCATTGGTATCAACCCAATTGCAAACTACTCTGTTCGTACAAGCCAACAATTGATTACACTGACAATCATTATGCACATAATACTGATCAGCAACAGGTACAGAAGCCAATAAGGTGTACCGCGACTCCCTATCACAGTAACTCTCACTATCACCTTTTACTATAGTACACTTAGCATCAACAGGTTTAACGTTCAATCCGTTTATCCGAGTACACCAGGCTGCCCTGCTCCTGTCCTATTGGTAAGCAGAGATACCATCGAGACCAAGCTTCGAGTTATGAGCCCGAATGATGTCTCGACTGGCTTTGCTACATACATACTGGCGTAATTCTCTCTCCACGGGAGGAATTGTCCAGTAACATGCATATAACATACGTTTCTGAGCGAGCATAGTACCCATAGGCACCTGCTCCAGCCTCCATTTGCGATCGAATGCTTGCGCAATCGTTACCCACCCAGCTGAAGTTCGAGCTTTCCCTAAGGTTAAATACTCTACTTCATCTCTAATGCCAGATAGGACAGCAAACGCGACTGGTTCCAGAGTTTCCTTTGTTTGTTGGATTGTTGTTACCCGTGTGTCCAAACTCTCCTTGAGAGCCATTTCAGACAAGTGCCTCAAACACCGTTCGCTTTCACACAAGCGATCAGTCCAACACCTGTAAAAACTATAACCTGACACACAACAACACATCACAGCACTTACCAAGAGCGGAGCAGCCAAGTGACCTGCCCACAATGATCTTAGCACCAGTCTCCACACAGGAACTGGCACCACAAGCCATGCCTCAAAGTAAGGGACATTTTCGTGAACCCACGACGCAATGTCCAACAACCACGTGGGCCCCAAGAGCTGATACACACCACCGTCTTCAGCATCAAAAGGCCAAGAAACCCAACTGGAGAACCTCACTCCAACGTCCTGAAGGAGAGCCCATTGCCACCGCAATTGATAAGACTCTCTAAACCCGGGCATTGCCCCCCAAACGAGGTGCGCAACGCACAAGAGCAGCATCACTGCTGCAGTGGCACTAAAACATCCTATATAGTACCACCGTCTCATGACTATTGTGCCATAAGACGTTGTAGGTGCCAAAGGACCCACTGGTCCAATGTCCACATCACCTACTGCTCCCAAGATACAATCCTTGTCATCCTTGAGAGGTGCTGTTGGTGCAACGCCAACAGCCGGTGCAACAGCACCACCAATGTCAACTAAATCAGGCAAATCCACATCTGAAAAGTTGTCCATCACATCACCAAAGTTGGAATTTTTAAAAATCAAGGTCTTCGGGATACTCATTTCCATACGCTATTACGTTTAGTGCCGCCGATACTTTCGTCTGCCGCAACGGGATATTACTATCACGGACAAAGTGAGGTTGTTGGGGTCTGGGTTACGGCATCGATTCTCAGCTGCGGCAGCTGAACCATCACCTGGGTACAAGCTGTCGCTAC